CTAAATCTGCTTCTGGAATTTCTAGTTCAAAATCTTCTCCATCAAATATTTCTTCATCATCATATATCTCATCATCTGCATATATTGGATCATTCGATGTTTGAATATCTCTTGTTAATTTTTGTGCATAAGGTATATTTACAGCTTCTCCTACTTTATAATTTGTTTCTGTATTTTCTAATAATTCAAATACTTTAATTCCACTTAAACCTCTTAATGCTTTTTTTGGCATAATCAACGCCCTCCTTTATAAAATTTCTTCTTTTTCAAAACGCATTGTTTTGTGATATATTTTTGTTTCCTGTTCAAATAAATCCATAGCTAATGTTCTTTCAAATTCTAAATCCTCCATTTTTTCATTTACTTCAATAGCTAACTTAGAACATTTACTTGAACTTTTAGCCCAAATGTCTACTTGAATAGAAATATTACTGCTATATTCCTCATCATCTGCTTTGCTAGACATTGAATTGTCCATTTCATAATAAGAAACAGCAGGCTTTTTATCTAATTCACTCCACTTTTGTGGATAAAAATAAGAAACCTCTACATCAGAGATTTCCTTTAATTTTTTTAATATTTGTGGCTTTAAATTTTTCATTATTTACCACCTAACTTTCTAATGTCTTGTTCTATTGACTTAATTACTTCTTGTTCTACTTCTCCTGTATTTTTTGCATGTAAATATGCAGGAGTTAAAAATGGTTGTGCTGCTTGACCTTTCCAATCAGCTTTATAGGATATTCCGCTCTGGTCTATCTATATTGCTTTCAGAACCTCGTTGACCTGTTCCAAACTCAACGTAAGGTGCGTGTTCAGCATTTGTAAAAACTTGAGCTTCTACTCCATCTTGTGTTGTTTGAGATTTTGTTTTTATAGAGTTTCTAAGCTGACCAGTTTTAACAGGTGCTAAATATTTAGCATTCTTTTGTATCTTCTTTGCTCCTCTTTCAAGCCCTTTTCTACAGCTTTCTTTTGCATTTCCACCTAATCCAGATAAATTTGCAAGTAATTCCTCTAATCCTTCTATACTAGCCATATTATCCCTCCACTAAAAGAGTTATATGACTGTCAGAAGGTACTAAACTCTTTATGATATATTCTTTATTATCATATATAAGAATATTGCCTATCTCGGCTTTTGTTTCATTACAAGTAACTATCGCATTAGCTTCTATTTCTTTGCCATATTCTTGCTGAATATACTCTCTTGTAGAAAATTGAAGATTGCCTTTAAAACTATCTATTTTATCTAGTTTTCCATTTCCAACCACAGATCCTTCATCATCTTTTATTGTTCCAGATGTCCATATTTCTATATCTTTATCATAGTATGTATCAGCTATTACTTGTTTAAATATTTCAGGTATTTGCATAGTTACCACACTACCTTTCTATATTTAATTAGAGTTGCCATGTTTCTATCAAGAAATTCATCTACATTCTTTGACATTGAATTTGCTCCACCTACTATTTGAAAACTTACAGTTTGTCCATTGTCAGAAACACTAGAAACTTGTTTTTTACCTTCTCCAATACCTTCTTTATTAAGATTATATTGTTCAATTAAAAATTCTTGTATAAGCGAATTTAATCGTTCTGGAATAGTTTCTATATGACATCTGTCCAATATCTTATCTGTAATACTTTTTTCGCAAAACTCAAGATATTTTTCCATATTGTAATCATCTATTTTTATAAATTCTGATACTTCCTCTAAATTTTTTAACATACTTAACACCTCAAAAGGAGCTATCCCGTAGCTCCTTCTTTCTAATCAGCTTTAACAGTTAATGTTGCTGTTCCTGCCTTTTTAGCTTTATTATCAGAATCCACTTCAACAACTATTATTTTTTGTCCTGCAGTTCCTGAAATTTCAGATGTTCCATCCCAATTTGTATATCCTGATGTACAAACATCACCATATTTTGGCATAGTTGGATTAGCTGCTACTTTATATTTGTAGCTATTTCCTTCTGCTTTAGCAGGTTCAACAGTTATTGCTGTTTTTCCTGTTGCGGTTCCTTCTGCAGATGTTACAGTTAATTCTCCTAAAGAACCTTTTGGAACTACAGCACAGAAAGCTTCATCCTTAATTGGTAAATATGCTAGTCTCATTGTAGCTTTAATACCAATTAAGTCTTGTTCTGCTAATGAAATTGGTTTTCCGTCTTTATCTACAGTACCTTCTAAAGTAGCTTCTTTTAATATTTCATATTCTAAGCTTTCTCTAATACCAACTAAAGATTTATCCCAATCTGCACCAACTAATTCAGCTTTAGTTTTATCCCAAGCTCCATTTCTTGAAAATTCTATTGGTTGTGAATATAATTCTTTTCCATTTACTCCATCAACAAATAATTGATTTCCATTTCCATCTCTTAATTTTCTTAAATAGTTTTTAATACCGATTTTTGCTGCAAAACCATTTACATCATAACCAGCGTCTTCTACTGTTGCCATTGCATCTGCAACATCTAAATCTAGTTTTCCTTCTCCATTTGTTCCGATTTCAATTTTATTTCCTGCTTTTTCAACACATTTCATAATATTTCTTTCAAATGGTGAATTTGTTCCAAATATAGCTGCAGCATCTATAGCTTTATAAAATGCTTCTGCTATACTTTCTTTTAATTCACTAAATACATCTATTGTTGTATCATTTAGTTTTTCTTTTGTTACTGGTATAATAACTGCTAGTTTTTTAGCCTTTAATTCTGGATAAATCCAACCAGCTTTAGAAGTTTTTATTCTTTCTCCTTCTCCTACCCAGTATGCTCCAGCTCCTTCTGTCATTACTGGTATTTTTTTAGTATCACTTTCCATTTGAGATACTTTAGATAATCTTAATATGCTAGAACCTCTAGCTACATCTTTCATTATCTCTGTTGCTTGTTCTACAGGTACAAATCCTTGTAATTCATCTTTTAAATAACCCATTTTTCATTCCTCCTATCTTTTTTGGGTAAAATAAAAAGACATATAAAATGTCTTAAATTTTTCTTGCTTGATTTTCTTTAATTATTCCAACAAAATCTGTTGCACCACTATTGCCTTTATTTTCTCCACCATTTGGAGTATAGTGATATGCTCCACCTTGTTGCTCTACCTCTCCAAATAAATCTTTATAAGTTTCCTTATTTGATTTCATTTGTTCTTCAATTCCAGAAACTACATTTTCTCCTTTTTCATCTAATATTATTTTAGATAAATCAAATTTTGAAATAAGCAATTCTGGGTGTTTTGCTTTTTCAGCATACAATGCATCTTTTATTGCAATTTCTTTCAACAGTTTGGCTTTTTCTGCCTTGCCTGTTGCTTCTAAATTAGCAATTGTTGTTTCATAATTACTAACTTTTTGTTGTAAATCTGCATTATCTCCATTAGATTTCTTTAAATCCTCAATTGTTGTTTGAGCTGTGTTTAAAGATGTTTTTGTATTGTTCAAATCTGTTTCTAGTTGTGAATATTTGGCTTTCGTTACATATTCATCTCCATTAACATTAGCAATACTTACTCGTTTGTCCTTATCGGCTTTCTCGTTATAAGAACTTACTTTTGTTTTAACTTGATTAAACAAGTCTTCTCCTAAAATTTCTTTTAAGAACTCCATAATTTTCTCCTTTCGGGTGCATTTCTGCATAATTTGTATTTTGTTTATTTTATTAAGCCTAACTACAAGAAAAACGGCACAAAAATAAGAGCTATTTCTAGCTCTTGATTTATAATTTTAAAATATTAATAACTATTTTTGTTTTTCCTTTATCAATTCAACCGCTTCTTCAACTGACAAATTACTCTTTTCTTTAACTTTTTTAAATGCTTCATACATTTCTATTGCTTGTTTTATTGTATAACCATATTCTTGTATTATACTTTGAATGAATATCACTTTTTCCAAGTCTTCTTTTTCATTGTCTTCTACTATTTCCCACTTACCACATTTAGAATTATCTTCTAATGAACAGGGAGTTGTTACGGAGTATAAATAGTCTTCTCCACTATCATCTATTATTCTTAACATATTGTCTTCTATTGCTATTACATCATATATTCTTTCATTTGTAAGTCCTTCTATTCCAAAACTCTCACCTATATATTTCACTTTCATTTTAGCGTTTTTCCTTTCAATTTAAAATCATATTTTCCATATATATTATGTTCTACCCAGTGTATATCGAATACATACTTATCACTTTCTATTTTTCCAACTTTTTTTGTCCATTCTTGTGCTTTTCCGCCATATATTTGTGCATATTTATTTGCACTTCTAAATACTGTTTGCGTTCCATTTCCTGCAATAATATGTACATTAGATATTATACTACTTTTTGGAATAAAATTCAAATTATTATCTTCGTTGTAAAAGCCTAATTGTTTATCTAGCATACTATCTTTAGTGACCTTTGTTTTTGGTAAATTAGAATCAATGTAATATTTTTTATATTTTTCTGGGATATATTTCATTGACCATTCTTCATAGCTTATATTTTGTGGTACAAATATAGTATCTCCGTTTTCATCTTTTGCTCTTCTTTGTAAGTCTTCTGTTATATCGTCATCAAATACTGCAACTGTTGTGCATCTGTCGTTAGGATGAATTGGTGGATAATTCTTACCGTGCTTTTCTGTCTTTTAAATTAAATACTTTATTATCTAATTCTGCGCAATGTTTACAAGTTACATTGTCTAAAGTTGCAATAAATCTGTATTTTTCTATATCTAATTCTTCATAAGATAACATTTCCGCTTCATTTGCAAAATGATTTACTTCTGTTCTTACTAATGTAGTAGCATTGTATAACCCAACATTCATAAAACCAGACAATTCAGAAGCTATTTTTTGTATTGTTTTTCCTGACATTGTATCTGCTGTTAACTGTATTTTTAAATAATTACCTAATTTTTCACTATTTTTCCATATTCTTTGAGAAAAATTCGCGTTATCAGTCCATTTTTCGTTTAATAATAAATTTATTGTTTTGTTATCTATTTGAGAAAAGTTAAAATCTAATCCAGTAGCTTTTTGAACATTATAGATATTGTGGTAATATCCTTCTTTTATTGTATCTACATATCTAATTTTAGTTATTTCTTGTTCTAGATCTGCTAATTTTTTTAACTCTAAATCTATACTTTCTTGCAATTGCTCATATCTTGATATGCGAAAAGAATAAGCAGATGAGTTATATTTTAATAACATCTTCTGCTTAATATCTTCATTTTTTATATGATTGTTAATCGTAGTTAATAGATTTCTTCTATATATGTCTGTTTCTTTTTTATTTAGTAATTGATTCAAGACTTTTTTATCAAGTACATCTGATTTACTATAATTTTTATATATTCTACTAATTTCTTTGTTTATACTTTTTGTTGCTTTTTCGTATGACTCTATTAAGCTTCTTATGGTATTTTCTGTACCTTTTTCTAGTCGTTTCATCAACTCTGTTTGTCTTTTTTCCCAATAGTCTAGAGGTTTCCTAGCCATTTAAACCACCTCTATTCTTAATTGTCTTCATTATTGTGATTATCTTCAAATCCACCTGCATTACTAAATATTTCTTGTTGTCTTTTTTGTGCTTCTTCTTTTTGCTGTTTTAATTTTTTCATTTCTTCTTCTGGGTTTTCTACCCAAGGGTGATTTTTAGCTATTGTTTCATCAGATATTGTTTCATTTGCTTTACTTTCATTTGCTATCTGCGCATTTTCTAAATCATTGCTTATCATATTTCTTGTCCATGTTTGTGTTATAGGTTTCGTTTTCCAATCTGTAACTTTTAAAAATTTCATTATTACCCTTACTAATTTAGCAAATCCTTTTTCA